CTGGTACCTGTGTGTAAGCAGACAGCATTGACTCGGTAACAACTGTTACATCCTCAATAGGCTTGCGCTTTATAGCGTTAGTCAATCGGCTAAAGCGAGCAGTAAGACTAGCGGCAGAGCCTAACCAATCTCCAACCTTTGAGTACTCAATATCTTGAATGTAACTTACTAGTGAGTAAACGTTTCCCTTCCAACCGCAAGAGAAGCAAATGAAAGCTCCTGAGTCAGCGTTAATCCACCACGATGGGTTGTGGTCTACGTGCCCTGTGCGCTGTTCGTGAGCGGCACAGTAACCGTTAATCTCGTCTCCGCGGGTATCTAATACCTCAATGCCAAGGCGAGATAACGTATCGGTCATCTCTTCTAATGTCATAGGTCATCATCACTAATCTCACGGAAGTGTCCTGTGTTCCAGTCCCACATCAAAGACACTTCGCTGAGGCCGCCGTTACGGCTAGCAACTACGCGAAGCAAACGAGTGTCATCTACGTTTTCGTCTTCTCGCTGTAGACCAAAGATAACGTCCGCGTCTTGGTGGAATGATGATGAGTAACCAATAGAGTCAGCAGTTACCTGACCCTTCTTCATCTTCCAAGTAAGAGCCTGTGTAGAAATAACAATTGGCTTGTTAATCTTCTGCGCCAAACGCTTTAGGGAACGAGTGATATTGGTGATTGCCTGTGGAGTGTTTGATTCACCAGTCTGCTCATCAATCATCAAGTATGTACCATCAATGAACACAATGTCTGGGTTCTTGCTCTGCACCTTACTTGCTACAGCTCCCACAGTTTGACCGCCTGAAGAGTCCACGAACCAGAAGCGTTCACGCATATTCTCAATGCCTTCAACGACCTTGAAGTAGCGAGTCTCTTCATCCCCAGCCAAAGTACCTGTCATAAGGCGTCGGTGTGAGATGCGAGCGCGCATAGCGTAGTAGCGAGACTTCTGCTCTGCGTTGCTCATCTCAAATGACATAAACATAGGAACCTTGCCGTCTAAGTGGGCGTTCAAAGCAATCTGTAATGCAAGCGTTGACTTACCAGTCTTTGGAGGAGCCACAATAACAATTAACTGTCCTGGCTGTAGACCAGAGGTTGCCTCATCCATAGTAGGAAACCCTGTAGCCATACCTAGTAGGCCTGGGTTTGCTTTACGGAACTCGTACTCTTCTTTAGCTTTCTTAGCAGCCTCAGTAATTTCTAAATCGTTAGACTTAGTTAAGCCCTCTTCCTCTAAACGAATAAGGCCGCGTTCAAAAGCAAGCACTGCACCTTCGTGGTCTTGGGACTTCTCAATAGATGACAGAGCATCATCAAGAGTTTTGATAATAGAAGATTTACGTCGTCCTTCTACAGCCTTATCAATTAAGTAATCAATACGGTCTTGTACACCTAAAGGCTGATAGGTAGGGAAGTTTTCTCTAATAACTTCAAGACTTGGGCACTCTTGATAGTTGGTGTAGTGGTCGTGTAAGAAACGAAATAACTTCTTATCACTAACATCAGCAAACCAGTTCTCGTTTACGTTACGTTCAAGAACAATACCAATATTGCGGTCTTCAATTATTTTACTGATTAAACGTGCGTCGTTGTTCATAAGCTATTGAAGTCCAATCCCCAGTGTCCGTATCGTAGCAAGCGATTGGGTACATCCAGCACACCAATCACCTCAGGCCTATATGGTAACTCTCCCACTAAGTGGTCAATGGAACCATACGAATTAAAGTATCTAAACGGGTTAGTACCCATATTGTCAAGAGTATCTATTACATCTGATAATTGCTCGTGTGACAAATCAAATGAAACTAGCTCCAGAGTAATGCCGCGCCTAGTTGTTGTTAAATATAAAGAGCTAAGTAACTCGCGTCTAAAGTTTCTATCAATTTTAGGGATAGAAAATATCTTAAAACGCTTTGTTACCTTAACCTCTGTATTTAAAAAAACATCGGCTACTACTAGCACTCTCCTTGGGAGCTCATTGCTGATGTCTCCCCCTTGCATTAGTGGACCTCTATTTTTCCAAATTTAATTACAAAGTGTCGGAACGCTTCGTTAGACTCTTTAGCTTTTAAAGCGTCTTCACTAGTAGCTCTGTCTGATATAACTAGTGGATAGCTACCATTGTTGCTATCAATCCTAGCTTGAACAAACTTAGTGTGCTTGCAAACTTTTCTGCCACTATACCCTGGGCATGTGCAGTACAACTTGCCAACGTTATCAGCGGATACCTCAAAGATACCAGGTCCAGGTGTTTGAGGTTGACTTAGGAACACCTGAACTAAACGCTTAGTATCTTCGCTCACGAATCGGTCTCTCATTTCCGTAGGTCACCGCTCTTGGACGTAATAGGGATATACCCAAAGGCCTCATTAGCAAAGCTTTCTGTAGCATCTCCGTATAGACCAGCCCAATCCTCTAACTCAATGTTAGTGGTAACTATTGTAGGCAGTCCGTTGTTAAAACGGGTGCGTAAAACGTGGTGAAGCATATTCTTTTGCCAACCGCTTAGGCTGGCATGCTCCTTGCCCACATCGTCAATAACTAAGATTCTGATGTTATATGCGTCATTTCGGCATTCCCCAAGCATCCCTGAGTAAATAACATCTTGGTCGTCAGTTGGGCCATCCATCATAGCCCCCTTTAAATCTAAGATGTCGTTGAACGTTGCAAAATAACAAGGGCGAATCAAAGGCCCATTCTCTTTAACATCAAATGAATCAAGGGGGAATGTATACATTACCTCTTGTATGACTGATAGAGCCAAGGTGGTCTTGCCATGCCCTGGGGTTCCCCAAAACATAAGACCTTTACCGCAACCAACAGAGCCAACGGCGCGAATAACTTTTCCAGCCTTTACTGAAGCAAGCCATCGCTTTACGTTGGTTAGGTCCTTCTCATCAACCTCTGTGCAGTCATCTAAAGTCCATCCTAAGCGAGCAGTTGGGATGTTAGCCATCTGCACCCAAGAACGGCGACGAATCTTTAACTCGTTTAGTTTAAACATCATTCATCCAATCAAGAGAACGCGTTGACTTTTCCTTTATGGCTTCCATCTTCTCTGGCGTAACCATAGAGCGCTGAACCTCGGTTAACAAGTTATGAAACTGAAGGATGAACTTCTTCCACACAATCTCAGGGTCGCTGAGCTTAGTGTCGTGCTTAATCTGGCTGAAGAACAATGCCATCATCTGAAGCTCTATAGCGCCGTCTGTGTTGTACTCCTTGCGCTTATCTGCAAGGGCATACCGAAAACGGCTGCGAGTAACTTGCCACGGCTGAATATGCCACAGGTTGTGCATCTGCTCTGCAAACTCAAACGATGAGTCTGTAGGAGACCAACCAGAAGCATTTGCAGGGTTACGGCGAAGCATCTTGTCTTGGCGACGGGATTCGTGAGCCTCCATCTTTTCAGCATGCTTCTTTTCGCGCCACTTGCGTTGAGCCTCTAAACGTTCATCTTCACTTTCAAAATACTCCACGTTTACCTCCCGCGAACTCTGTTCGCTATTCGGTTTACTATTAAATGAATATGCTATTAAGGATTTATTGCTATTCTGCTGTGACTGCTGTGATAGAAGACGGGTTTCTGGGGCCCAGTAATCCGACTCCACAAGTTGGCTAACGGTCATAATCCTGCCGTTAATCCTAGCCTTCTTGGTTTCAATAAGCCCAAGTTCTCTGAGCTCTCTAAGGGACGTGGCTATAGCCTCTCGCCCCTCAGGAAAAATGGAAGAAAGGCTCTCAGCGCTTATATGGGCGCCTGTAGCCTGTAGGTACACGTAGACACCTAGGGCACGTGCTGTAATCACGCCTCAGGGCCTTTTAAAGGCTTCCCTGGGGCATCTGCCATAGCTTCTACTAGGGCTTGGGCGAAGATTTGGGCAATGGCTTGGATTCCGTAATAGAGATTTTCCATGACTTCTTCATCAAGGTCTTCGCCTTCTTCATCTTCAGAGTCGGAGAAGTCGGTTTCTTCTTCGTCGTCTTCTTCTTCCTCTTCTTTGGCACTTAGCTTCTCCTTCGGGATGTCCTGCTCTTGGGTTGGGATTATGGGCTCCACAATCCGAGCGCCTTCTGATGGACCAATTTGGTTAAGGCCATCTGTAAGGTCAAAGCATTTAATGCCTTTTAAGTCAGCGAGGATGTTAGCGCTTTCTGAGTCTTCGTCATCCCAAAGTAAAAACGCAACGGTCTTCTCTTTTATAAAGTCTTTGTTAACCGTTGCTGTATCCCCATCAACCATTGTTGATGTAGGTATGCCGTTAAAGTTACCAGACTTGGTATAGATGATTATGTCTTTGTTTTTATCTTTAGCCAACTGCGCGGCAAATATCTGCCCTTGGCTTGGTTTATCTTTATAAGGTAAGACAACAACTCCATGCTCTCCGTTGGCATAGAAGTGGTCTTCCATAAGAGCCTCTAAGTTAGCTCTTGTTGTTACGCCGTTACCAGCGACTATCACATAATACTTGTCCACTTGGACCTCCTTTGTAGGGGAGGCACAGGCTAGCACATCAGGTGTTGGGCTGTCCTAAGTAGATGGCTACGGTACTTCCCATAGGTAATTTGTCTTTAAATGTGGCATTTGCGGTTCTAACCTGTATAGAGTACCTATTTTTGTAATAGTGGCTTCGGCTAGCGTTAATTGAGCCTTCCCATACGTAGTCAGGGTTATCACCATAACCACTTGAGCCATCAAAAAAAGTATACGCAATAGGTGCGTTCTCAAATAAAGCAGAGTCAAGGTAAAGGATGTCACCGTTTGCTGCTATCCAATCAAGGGCAACTACGGCAGAGTACGCATCTGTTGGGGCAGTTCCAGTAACTTCAAGACGAATCCAATTTGGAGAAGCTGCTATTACAGAAGTTGTACTCCCAATTGTTGTCGTGGCAGCGCCCGTGCTGGTGTACCAAGTTATATATGGAGTTACGTTCTCACTTCCAGATGCAGATAGTTGAACATAGATACTAAACGTGTACGCAGTGCCAGGGTAATGAATTGGCATTCTTTGCCCAACAGTTGACCCATCCCAAGACTTTACAACAACGGTCCCAGCACCACTTGAAACTAATTTCAAAGCGTTACCTGATACCCAAACAGTTCCAGAACTGTTTGCTCTAGTAACATCAGTAGCGGTTTTTGCGTACTCAATGTATGGGAAGTTGACTGAGTTTGCTCCTCGCTCCCCAACAGCTGTAATTGTATAAACCCCGTTGAACGTTGCATCAACACCGCTTACAACAATAGATTGACCTACCTTGTAGTCGTGTGTGTATAGCGTCTCAATACGTGCGGTATTTGATGTTAAAGATTTGTATGCAATTTCCCAGATGGTTGCTTCTGGTTCTCTTGTAGATGTAATAACAGAAGGCGTAGCCCCCGTTACTGTCCAGGGGGTTATAGGTGATGCAAAGTGTGGGTTCTTTAACTCATTAATTCTATTAGCTTTTAGTGTAAAGCGAAGTTGACGGGCTTCATCAAAGGCTGTAGCTGTAGCAGCTTGTTCAAACTGTGCGCAGTCAAAGTATTGGTACTCATTGCTTGCAGAGCCAGCAAGAGCAGCAATAGAAATGGTAGGTACTGCATAATACGATGTTGCTGGAGCTGTTTTATTAATTGAGGTTGCACGAGCAGAGAACGCCCCTGTTCCGCTAGCTACAGCGGTTCCAGTACTTGACGCAATATATACCCCAAACCGCGTGTACCAGTCAATAGCAGCAGTTACTTGACGGGTAGTTGTTGAGTTAACGGTATAAACGCTAAACGAATACGCTAATCCAGCAGTTACTGGGATGCCCTTAGTAATTGGGGCTGAAGAGCCACAAAGAACTTTAACTGTGCCCGCTGTAGCGCTTGAGTTTTTAACAGCAAGGATGCCTTTTTGAAGGTTAGGGTAGTTAGTTGGGGCGGTTGATTCTGACCACGGGTTTGGGTAAGGAGCAATAGTAGGAAACGCGTTAGTTGTTGGGTTCCAAGCAGTTGTAGATGCGTAGTCTGCCCCAGTTAAAGCAAAAGAAACCGATGTTCCAGTAATAGCAGTAATTGTTACAGCTGTAGTTTGGTTGAACAAAGGCTTGTCAAACCCAAACACATAAATCTTATTTCCAACAGCATACTCGTGAGCTCCTATAGTTAAAGTAAGCACGTTGCTAGTTAAAGCTACTGTGGTTATTTTTTTAACTTTTAAACACGCAAGGACTGCGTTTGTACCGCTTACCCAGTGACCCACAGACTCTTCAAAAGATGAGTCATTGTAATCAAGCATCTTGTTAGGCCCTACGGCAACCCCATCAACTGTGGGATTAGGCACGTTAGCAATAGTAGGGACTGCATACCCAGTAAAAGCTTTTAAAAACTCTCTAAGTCCATCACGGCTACTTTTTCCTTTATACAGGGACACAGCATCTCGGCTTAGGATTCGTGCTTGTTGGTATCCAATTTCAGGCTCATACTCTAAACCAAGCTCTTGTAGCAAAGATGGTAAAAGGAGGCCGCTTAGCTTAGAGGTATCGTAACGAGAGAACAATAGGTTAGTAAGTGTGTGGTATTTATTTAATTCAAACCCAAACAGGCTTAAATACTTTTTAAGTGTTTCGTTTTCATCAACAGATGAGACGTTAACTTCTGATTTACCGCCAGCTTGAGTTAACGAGCTAATTTTGTAAATATCTGGAACGTACTCAAAAAGCTTGTCTGAATATCCGTAGTCTTTTACAGAAAGGCCGATAATGTTTGAAACACGAATCCACTTATAGTTAATGCGTTCAAACACAAATAATGAATAGTAATAAAACGCGTTTGTAGCTAGGTTTGTATCTACATATGAAGGTGGAGAGGTCTCTTTATACGCCTCATACTTTCCGTCGTTTTTAATATCTAATACTGTTCCGTCTAGATAATCAATAGGAAACCCATAAGTGTTTCTTACAAGTTTAATCTTTGACCAGTTACCGATAGGGTTATTCCACTCTAAAAGAATAGTTCCATAATCTGTAGGTGTAGCAGTAAACCCGCTTGCTGCATACGCAACAGGCGTGTCTGTACCGTATACAGATAACCCATAGATACTTACGCCATACCGTGACATTAGTTAACAATGCCTCCTGATACTGTAAGGGCTAGGTTGGCTGTGTCTAGGTAAGGTATCTCGTTTTCTGCACAAATAATGTCGTTAACTGTAAGGCGGGTTACGCTTCCAGAGGTAGCTGTGCTAGATACAACCGCAGATACTAAGGCGTATGAAAACGTAGTAGCAGCTACAGCTGTTACTACAAAAGTTCCATTAAACGTTGTGTCTACGCCAGTAACTTTAACTGTACTTCCAACAGTTAATGAATGTGTACCTACAGTAAGGGTAGCAACCGTTCCAGAAGCCGCTTTGTTAGTGATTGTATAAGTCAAATCATACCCAGTTTGGGCTCTTACAAGCTTTTCAACCTGCACATAGGCAACACCTTCAACAGATGTAATAGTGCTCATAACGTCATTAAGAGTTAACTTATCTTGAAAAAACACGTTATCAAAAGCAAGAAGCTCAGATACAGCTGAGTTTACTGCTGTACTAACAAGGCTGTTTTTATATTGAGGTAGCGTTGTAATGGTAGCTACAATGCTTACAGGAACATAGGTAGGTGGTTGAAAGGTAACAGTTGTGTTTGCTGGGACCTTTCCAACTAAATAACTAGTAAGTAGTGGCACCGTTGTGTTAGTGAAGCCAGTTGATGGGGTTGTTCCAGAGATAGAAGTTACACCTAGCTCTCCAGCAGAAGGTGCAGCATAGACAGTTACGCTTGTGTACACATCTGCAACAGCGTTAGCTTTAGCTACTCCAGCTTCTACGCATAGAGCAGAGTAATCTGCAAGAGATACTGCTCTGTTTAATGCACGAATACTATTTGGAGCGTTTACTCGTATTGAATCGGTAGACTCTTCTTCTGTACCGCCTGTAGCAGCTGCTAGGTTAGTAACTGTTACCCCACTGAGGGTAGATAACGCAACGCTAGATTTAATAATAGATTTAATAAGCCCTGCCCCAACGTTACCAATAGAACCGCCACCTACTCTATAAGTAGCGGTAATTGTAGAGCCAGTAGTTGGAATTCTTCCGCTTATGCCGTCGCCAAATACTACAAAAGAAACGCCGTCAGCATTTGTTTGAACAGAGAAAACAGGGTCGTAGTTATTGTAATCAATTAAATACGACACTTCAGTAAAGGGCGAAGCTCCCGCCACTATGCTAATAGAGTTTTGAATTAAAGGAGAGTAAGTTAGTTCACGTATTTGGTTAATTTCACCTGTAGATACTGGTGCAAGGACTTCAGATACAGTTTCGCCTTGTTTAGCGGCTACTGTTATTAGACCGTTTACACTTCCTACTTTAGCTGGAATAGTTATATCTGAGACAGTCTCAAATATAATTTGAGTACCTCCCGTGGTTGACGCTGAGGTAGCTACTTGTGTGCCAGCAGGAACATATTTAGTGACGTCGTTTGAGTTATAAAAAGTCAAAGTTACGTTAGAAGCAACTACAGTAGTTGGGTTGTACCCTAAAAGACGAGCAAGGTACAGAACGCTGTCTCTTTGGCTTGCTGTTGTCATAAACGCTTCATTTGCAGAGCGGTCAATGTAGTAGTTAAGAATATCGCCCATGTAGGCAAAGAGCTCAATTAAAACAATTCCAAAGTCAGCAGAGTCTCGGCTTGTCCATGTAGGGAAAAGGTCTGGAATCTGGTTTAGCATGTCATCGCGGATAGCGACGTAATCTTTAGAGGTGTAATCCACCTGTGGAACATAGTTAATATCAGCCATTTGTTACCTCCAAAAGAACGTCTCCAGACCTACTTAGAATATCAGTTTTTAGCGATACACTCTGCTCATCAATGGTTCCAGGTATTGAATAAAGGATTTGCACCTTTAAATTACCGTCAGGCGAGTCTAAACTGCCAGTAACAGAGTTTAAAGTTAAGACAGATAGCCATTTTGAAAAGCCAATCTGTACTGACTCTTTAATTGATTCCATTGCGTCATCTATACTTAAAAATAATGAAGCTTTAACCTCAGTGCCAAAGTTCGGGGACATGACCCTTTCGTTGAGGCTTGTTAAGACAACCCCATACACTCTGTCTTTCCAAATCTTTGAGATGTCTGTGGTTTTGTTAATCCCGTTAGGGCCGATAGTAAACGGCAAAGTAATTGCCTCGTTGTACGCCATTTATACTCCCATCCAAACTGGAAAATTAGGGTCCCCGCCTACAAACATAAGCCAAACTGGTTGTCCAATTTTGGGAACGTGTCTATGATACGTGTGCTCCGCGGCGGCTAGCCCCTCTTCAGTGCCATCTCTGTCAAGAGGGTCTGTCATAGTTACGTGAGGGTGGTAAAGCTTGTTAGAAGTGCCAGCGTGGGCGGAGATAGTAACTGTGTGAGAGTGGGCCGCTAACCCAGATAATTGCATGTCAGTAGTTCCTGTGTGGTTACTGATTAAGGTCACTACCTGAGGCCCAGTATGGGGCTCATGGTCTAAGTGCTCAGCCATATTAGTAATAGGGGTACAAGGAAGCGCCCAGTCAGTGACCGTATCCCCAAGTATTTGAGGCACAACTAAAGTAATGCGGTCTAGCTTTTGAGGGTCAGCGTTATCTATGCATATTCCTCTGTATAGCCCG